TTGGTTAATTAAATAAGAGGTAAAAAATGGCAGACGAAAATATATTAACGAGATTAGGAAAATTATTCCAAAATCAAATAGTAGTTAGAAAAACAGATTCAGGACAAGTAAAAGTCAAGGATGTTGAATTTTCTCAAACTGCACTAACATCTAATTTTATTGATAGATATAATAGAATTAATTCAAGTGGTTATGGTGGTTCATCATATGCAGCTAAACAAAATGCAAATGCATACGATACAGCTCGTAAAGAATTATTCAGAGATTATGAAATGATGGATGCAGACCCAATCATATCATCAGCATTAGATATTTATTGTGATGAATCTACGGTTGATAATATTGAAAACAGAATTTTAAAGATTAAAACAGATAATCCAAAAGTCCAAAAAATATTACATAACTTATTTTATGATATAATGAACATTGAGTTCAATTTATGGAGTTATATTAGAAATATGACTAAATATGGTGATTTTTATTTACATTTAGATATATTGGATAAACACGGAGTTGTGAATGTAAAACCTCTTTCAGTATATGAAGTGAATAGATTAGAGGGACATGATCCAGAAAATCCAAAATTAGTTCAATTTGAAATACAACACTACTCGGAAACAAGAAGAAGTGCTAAACCAAATGATATTCACGAAAATTATGAAGTAGCTCACTTTAGAAATTTAGCTGATACGAATTACTTACCTTATGGTAAATCAATGTTAGAGGGTGCCAGAAGAGTATTTAAACAATTAACTCTTATGGAAGACGCTATGTTGATTCATAGAATGATGAGAGCTCCAGAGAAAAGAGTATTTAAAGTTGATATTGGAAACATACCACCAAATGAAGTAGATAACTTTATGCAACAAATCATTGGTAAAATGAAAAAAACACCTGTGATGAATGCAAATGGTGAATATAATTTAAAATATAATATGGAATCCGTTACAGAAGATTATTACTTACCTGTTCGTGGTGGAGATAGTGGAACGAATATTGATACCTTACCAGCTTTATCAAATGAAGGTGCTATTGATGATGTTGAATATTTAAAAAACAAAATGATGGCAGCATTGAAAATACCAAAAGCATTTCTTGGATATGATGAGAATGTTGGAAGTAAAGCTACATTGGCTGCTGAAGATGTTAGATTTGCAAGAACGATTGAAAGACTACAGAAAATCATATGTGCTGAATTAGAAAAAATTGCTGTTGTTCATTTATACACACAAGGGTTTGATGACGCAGAATTGATTAATTTTGAATTAGAATTAACAAATCCATCAATGATACATCAACAAGAAAAATTAGAATTATTAACACAGAAAAAAGATATTGCTAATGATTTGATTGAAAACAAATTATTTTCAAGACAATGGATATATGATAATATCTTTGAATTAAACGACCAAGAAAAAGTGGATGTTTTCGATGGTGTGATTGAAGATAGAAAACAAGCATTTAGAATGGAACAAATTGAAACTGAGGGAACAGACCCAGCTGAAGAAGGAACAGAACCAACTGATGATATGGAAGAACAAGGTGGTGAATGGGGTGGTGACAGAAGAAGTGGAACTGGTAAAAAAGAATTTGGTAATGAATACAATGCCAAAGATATAAAAGATGCAACGAAGTATGAAAGAGAACGATATGGTAAACGAGAGTTTAAGGGTGGTTCTCCATTGGCTGTCGGTAAAGGTGGAACAATAGTTGCACGAGAAGGTTTATTAAATTCACTTAAAGACAAGTTCGGAAAAGATTTAGATAAATCAATGTTAAATGAAGAAATAATTATAGATGAAGAAGAATAAATTGGGTTATTTAGTAAAAACATTATATTTATATATGAATAATTACATAAATAGTGACCAATTAAAATGGGGACTCGAACATGCGTAAAGTTAAGCACAACAAAATCCGTAATACTGGTCTATTGTTTGAATGTTTGTTAAGGCAGATTACATCTGATGTATTGAACAAAGACAATAATAGTAAAGCGGTGAATATTGTTAAACAAAAGTTTAACGAAAACACGGAGTTGGGTAAAGAACTAGCTCTATATAATATTTTAATTACAAAAAAATTCAAATCAGATTCAAAAGCTGATTATTTTATAAATGAGGTTATGAAAACAAGGGGTGATTTAAATAACTCTACACTTCGTAGAGAGAAATATAATTTGATTAAAGAGATTCAATCAAATTATAATTTACAAAAATTTATGTCTTCAAAAGTTTCAAATTATAAAACTTATGCTTCTATTTATAAATTATTCGAATACAAATCATTATCACCTGATGAAAAAACAGAGTCTTTTTTCAATATAGTTGAGCATGTGACAACTGATGATAAATCAATTAAGTTATCAGAAACTGTTACTACTTTACCAGATGATGAAGATTTAAGAATTTTAACTTACAAAACTCTTTTAGAAAAGTTTAATCAAAAATATACAAAATTAAGTTCAGCTCAAAAAAATCTACTTAGAGAGTATATTAATAATGTATCTAATACTAATTCATTAAAAGATACTTTAAAAGAGATTATAAAAGGGTTAAAGAAAGATTTAACAACACATTCTAAAAACTTACAAGATAAAGTTGTAAAAATTAAAATGTCAGAGGCTATAAAATCAATTGACAAATTCTGTGGAATTAACGATAAATCAGATGTTGTTAAGGATGAATATGTTATTCAAACAATGAGATATTTAGAACTTGTAAAGGAAGTGAAAAAAAGTGGAAATAAAAAACAGAAAGTTATTTAAAGAGTTAGTGAAAAAACTAACTATGGAACTCTTAGATGAAGAATCATTAGAGGAAATATCCACAACTGCTGGTGTAGATGGATATTCCACACCATTTGCTTTTGGTAAGATGAAAAAGAAAAAGAAAAAGAATTTAGAAAAACAAACTGGATACAAGTTTGTAAGTGAAAGTATCGAAGAAAAAGATTTAAAAGTAATAACAAAATTAATAAGAAATGTCGTTGGTGATATATTGAGAGATATATGGTTAAAACGAACAGCTTGGAAATAGGAGTTTTTAAATGCCAAAAATAATAGATGGTAATAAACAAATTTTAACATCAGGATATGGAACAGGTTTAAGTACTAAACAAAAAACTGCTGTAAATATTATTCAAACTCCATTTATAAATATAGGACAAACTTGGGGTGCTGGAGCAATAGGAACTGGTGAAGCTCCAATAGCTTTCAGACAAACAGATGCAATAAATGGATTAATCATTACAGAAGTACAGATTGACCTTACTGGTTTAAAAGCAAAAGGTGGTGACGCTGGTGATGTTATTGGTTTGGGAACTAAACCTGCTTTTATATATAAAAATGAAGTTGCTAATAATGGAATTATATTTAAACACGAAGTACTTTGTACTGAAGTACCAGCAAGTACAAGTGGAACAATTACAACTGATATTAATGTAGCTTGGGCTGAAGCAGCTACGATAGATTTTGATGAAGCTGGTGGAACAGGTTCTGAAATAAATACTGGTGGGTTAGTAGCTGGACAAGTTGTACAGGACCTTACGGCAGCAATAACTGCCAATCATTATGCATATTTAACAGAAGGTGATACTGCAGCTTCGACTGGTACATATACAAGTGGACAATTAATATACAGAATGTATGGATATAAGGTTAGAGGCTAGATAATATGGAGATTAACTAAATGGCTAATTTTACAAGTGCACATACGGGTAATGAAATTGATTTAGCAATAGCTTCAGGTTCAACCACTACTGGTATTATAAAAGATTTCAATACTTTAAGTGGTTCATTAGCTTCAACTATAAATGTTGGTGGTGGTATTAGTTCAAGTAATGGTAGTTTACACATAGCTCCCAATACAGATAAATTAATACAATTAGGAAGAGCTACATTTGGTCCTTGGACTTCTGATTATATGTATTTATCTCATCACGATATGGGAAGTAATGTTAATTATGCTTTAAATCAAACTAATGTTGGAGTAACCTCTCTTAATGCAGCCTCTGGTAGGTCGATTCAATTTAAAATTGCAAATAGTGAAAAAATGACATTAGCTTCTGATGGAAATGTTGGTATCGGAACAGCAAGTCCAGTAGAAAAATTACATATTGATGGAAACATAAGAGCAACTGGTGATGTTATAGCTAATAGATATGTGGTTTCTTCTTCTGTTACACATTTAACACAATCATTCTCAAGTGGTTCAACAATTTTTGGTGATACACCAGCTGATGATACACATCGATTCACAGGTTCTCTTGATATTAGTGGTTCAGGTACTGATTTAACTGTTAATGGAAAAGTCGGTATTGGAACAACAAGTCCTGCAGGAGTATTACAAGTAACTTCAGATGGTTCAAATAAATTTTTTGGTGTATTTAGTGCAAGTACTGGAGCAGGAGCTTACAAATTTTATCAAGATAGTAATAGTCATATGGCTTTATATGGTTATAATTCAAGTGGAACTGCAAATGTAGTTATTAATACAAATGGTGCATCTTATTTA